GATCGGCAGCTCCGGCGATGACGCGAAGATCACCGTTGAAAACGTTAATAATGTGGTAGCTTGTGTGGGCAAGCGCGGACGAATCAAAGCGCCCGTAGGTACTTGGTGCACACTTGCCGAGTATGGCGAGTGGAACGGTGAGGGGTGTCCGTGCATTTGCGTTAAGTCGTTCGAGATTGACGGCGAGACGTACAAAGCGGACACATGGTATACGCTCAAAGACGGTGAGATCGTGGAAGTACCCGAAGAATGAGCCTATACGATTTTGCGGATATCTGCGCCGTGCTCCCCGAACATTTGAGCTGCGCACGGTTTGAGGGGATGAGAGAAAAGCACCTCATGTACAGACACAAGGGCAAAATGCTTTTCTGGACGATGGAGCACTACGCGGATAAGAGCTATGGCGATTACGAAGTAATGATAGACGGCAAAAGCCAGTATTTCAAAAGGCTTTCGGACGCCGTCAAATGTTTCAACGGAGGGTGAAAATGACACTTTACGAAATTGACAAGAGCATAGAACAGCTTATAAATGCTGTTGATCCGGAGACCGGAGAGCTGATGGTTGATAATGATGCGCTCGACGCTTTGATGATGGAGAGAGTGCAAAAGATCGAGAACATCGCGTGTTGCGTCAAGAATCTTGCCGCAGATGTAAAGGCGCTCAAGGACGAGGAGACAGCACTTGCCGAGCGCCGCAAGGCAACAGAGAAAAAGGCCGAACGCCTTAGGGACTATCTCGATTATGCGCTACAAGGGCAGAAATTCCAGACGGCAAAATGTGTGGTTTCATTCCGCAAATCTCAGGCGGTTGAGCTTGCAGATGACTTTATAGACTGGGCGGAAAAAACAGGGAATAACACCTTGCTCCGCTTCACCGCCCCGGCGGCTAACAAGGTCGCGATAAAAGCTCTGCTTGTTCAAGGCGCAGAAATCCCCGGCGCAAAGCTGGTGGAGAACACATCCGTGATAATTAAATAAGGAGGCAGAAATGTCAGAGAAAAACATATATCAGCGCATGGCCGCAATCACGGCGGACTTACAGACCGTCGCAAAGAATCTGAGCGTGGAGACTGGGCGCGGCAAGAGCTATAAGGCCGTATCCGAGCGGGATATCATCGACGCAGTTAAGCCACTTGAAATCAAGCACGGTGTTTATTCCTATCCTGCCGAACGTCACGTTCTCGAATCTCAGATACTCGAAAGCGAGAACGAATATCAGGGCAAGGTAACGAAGAAAACGACGTTCTACGAACGCATCAAGACCGTCTATCGCTTCTGCAACATCGACAATCCGGCAGAATACATAGAAACGACGACCTTTGCAGAGGGAATAGACAGCCAGGATAAGGGAAGCGGCAAGGCAATGACATACGCCGATAAGTACGCGCTTATGAAAGCCTATAAGATCAGCACAGGCGATGACCCCGATCAAACGGCAAGTACCGAAGAACGATACACACAGACGGCTCTGATATGCGCCGATTGCGGCAACAAGATAGAGCCTATCAAGCTCAAGGACGGGCGCGTCTGGACACCGGCGGACGTGGTACGCAACAGTCAGAAAAGCTATGGCCGCAGCTTGTGCCGCGACTGTATGACCAAGATCAACGAAGCAAAGAAAGCCGCTAAGACGGCAGAACAGGAGGGCTAAATGCTTAACCGAATAACCATCATGGGCAGGATGACACGTGATCCGGAGCTGCGCCACACGCCGCAGGGAACGCCGGTTGTGACGTTCACCCTCGCAGTTGACCGTGACTATCAGAGCGGCGGCAGCGAAAAGCAGACCGATTTCATTGACGTCGTGGTATGGCGCCAGACCGCTGAGTTTGTCAGCAAGTATTTCACCAAGGGCAGCATGACCATTGCAACCGGTCGCTTGCAGATGCGCGATTGGGAGGACAAGAACGGCAACAAGCGCCGCAACGCAGAGGTGATCGCCGACAGTGTGTATTTCGGCGAGAGCAAGCGCAACACCGGCACAAACGCCGAGCCGCCAGAGTTTGAAGAGCTGGAAGCGGACGGCGAAACTCTCCCGTTTTGACCTATGACACAGAACGAAAGAATAATCCGGCACTTGACCGATTACGGCAGCATAACGAGCAAGGAGGCAATGACCGAATACGGAATAATGCGGCTTGCCTCTCGCATTAACGACTTGCGCAAGCTCGGCTATCCGATAGTCGGCGAGACGGAGGCCGGAAAGAACAGATACGGAGAGCCAACGCGATACTCACGGTACAGATTGGAGAACTAAGCAATGAAGTATCTGAAAGTCTTTACAGACTTCGCTGAAAAAATGGAGTTGTACGGAGACGCAGAGCGCGGGCGGCTATTCACGGCGATGCTGAAATATGCAGAGACGGGCATAGAACCCGAACTTAAAGGCAACGAACGATTTCTATGGGCAACGGCGAGGGCAGATATAGACCGACAGGCCGCGAGCTATAAAAACAAGGTAGGCGGAGCTGAAAAGGCACGTGCTCTGATTTGCTCTGATATCAGAGATGATCAAGCTCAATCAGACGCAATCAGATTGAAATCAGAGCAAGACAAAGACAAAGACAAAGACAAAGACAAAGACAAAGACATATCCCCTAACGGGGATAAGGGGAAACGCGCTGCGCGCTTTGTCCCCCCCACCGTTGACGAGGTGGCAGTGTACTGCCAAGAGCGGGGAAATGACGTTGATCCGGAACGCTTTGTTGACTTCTACGCCTGTAAGGGCTGGTGTGTGGGCAAGAACCCAATGAAAGACTGGAGGGCAGCAGTGCGGACTTGGGAAAAGCGCGGCAATTATAGCGGCGGGTATACGCAAAGTGCGCCGGTAGCAACGGCTGACAGGTTAGCCGAGATGATACGGAGGGGGGATTTCGATGACTGAGCGAGAATCGGCGCAGATCATAGGCATTATGCAGACGGTATATCCGGACAGCTTCAAGAACTTATCTGCTGATGCGCTCCGCTCCACGGTCAAGATATGGGCTAAGGTCTTTGAGGACGACCCGGCAAGCGCTGTGCAAGCCGCTGTGATGGCGCACATATCCGCGTCGGCAGATAGATTCATGCCGCCGCCGGGGGCTATCAAGCAACGCCTTATCGGTATGACGACCAATGCGGACATGACGCCGCAAGAGGCATGGCAGCTTGTGAACGCAGCTACACAGCGCGGAATCTATCACGCGAAAGACGAGTTTGACAAGCTCCCGCCGGTGGTTCAGCGGATCGTTGGCGGCCCTAACCAGCTGAAAGAATGGGCGATGATGGACGCGGAGACAGTGCAGAGCGTCATAGCGTCGAACTTCCAGCGCTCATACACGGTGAGGGCTGAAAAAGAGCGGGAGCACATGGCGCTACCGACCGGAGTAAAAAACACGCTGGCCGAAATATCCGGGAAGCTTGGCTTTGCGGCGTTGCCGGGAGGTGCGCATGAAGATTGAGAGCGCCCGGATCATGGGCAATGACCTCATACTTACCGCTTCGATACCGGACGCACGACGCTTTGTGTACGGCTTTAAGCCGGGGGAGTATGAGATATCCCCTGCAAAGAAAAAGCGCAGTCTGAACGCCAATGCGTATGCGTGGAAGCTTATCAACGACATTGCGCTTGCCGTTCGGGAAAGCCCGGAGGATGTATACCGCGAGGCGCTGAAGAACATCCCGAACATCTGCGAGGTGCTTTGCGTGCAGGACAAGGCCGTTGACAGCATGGAACGGCTATGGACACGGAACCACATAGGGCGGCGCGTAGAGCGGGAGGAAAGCAAAATCAAGGGCTGCACGAATCTGTATATCTACTACGGCAGCTCGGACTTTGACCCCCGGCAAATGTCGATGCTGATAGATAACCTTGCGCAGGACGCACAGGCACTCGGCATTGAGACACGCCCGGAGGAAGAGATAAAGTCACTGTTGGAGGCATGGAAATGATGGACAAAGAACAAACTGCAATGGAGCGGCTGCGGCTGGCGTCGGATATGTCGCTGCGCCTGTATCACCGTCCGCTGCTGCTGACTGACAGCGGCGGCAAGGACAGCGCCGTGATCTGCAAGCTCGCGGAGAACGCAGGGATTCCCTTTGAAATCGTCCACTCTCACACGCCCGCGGACGCGCCCGAGACTGTCTATCATGTCCGCAAGCGCGCCAAAGAATACGAACTCAAAGGCGTTAGCTATACGATCCATTACCCCACGTATAAGGGCGAGCCTACAAGTATGTGGAAGCTCATACCCATTATGCTCATGCCACCGACACGGTTAGCCCGTTACTGCTGCGCTGTGCTCAAAGAGACAACAGGCCACGACAGGTTCATAGCGACCGGTGTGCGCTGGGAGGAGAGCACAGCACGGAAGAACAATCGCAGCAGCCTTGAAATAATCCACGCAGACCGGAAGAAGTCCCTGCTGCTGAACAACGATAACGATGAAGATAGGCGGCTCTTCGAGACATGCACGCTTAAGGGCAAGCGTGTCTGCAATCCTATCATCGACTGGCAGGAATCCGATGTGTGGGACTACCTCACAGAACAGCACGTCGAATGCAATCCACTGTACTGCGAGGGATGGCTCCGTGTGGGCTGTGTCGGCTGCCCGATGGCGGGCAAAGCACGGAAAAAAGAGTTTGCCCGCTGGCCGCAGTTCCGGCGGATGTACATCAGTGCGTTTGACCGCATGCTCGCGGAGTACCAGCGCCGCGGAAAGACGGACGGCTCATGGAGTACCGGCGTTGACGTGTTCCACTGGTGGATGGAGGACGGCGTTCTGCCGGGGCAGTTCGAGATTGAGGAGGATGAATACTCATGACGCATCCACTCACACACCTATCCTTATTCACCGGCATAGGGGGGCTTGACCTTGCCGCCGAGTGGGCAGGATTCACCACCGTAGGGCAGTGCGAATGGGCAGACTACCAGACCAAGGTACTTGAAAAGCACTGGCCGGATGTGCCGCGGTGGCGAGATATCCGAACCCTGACAAAGGAGAGTTTCTATGAGCGAACAGGATTACGAACAGTTGACGTTATTTCCGGAGGATTCCCCTGCCAGCCCTTTAGTGTGGCTGGAAAGCAAAAAGGTAAAGGGGACGATCGTTACCTCTGGCCGGAGATGCTCCGAGTTATCCGAGAGTTGCGCCCGCATTGCGTCGTCGGTGAGAACGTACCTGGAATCATCAAGATTGCCGCCGGGCAAGTGGTCAAGGATCTGGAGCACGCTGGCTATAACGTCGTCGTGTTCAATTATGAAGCTGCGGCTGTCGGAGCGTGGCACAGACGAAGCCGGGTCTTCTTTGTGGGCTACGCCAAATGTGGAGACAAACGGACTGATAGGGACACCAACAGCAAATATGCGCGTGAGGAGCGAAGCATATCGAGCGGGGCGCACGCCGACCCCAGCGGAGTTAGTACGGCTATTCCCGACACCGTGTGCGATGGATGCGGCGACGGAGCGGATGAAGAGCACGCAGCAGAAAGGGTACGGACGTCACAGCTTGAATCTTCCGACAGCCGTGAAGCTATACACTACCCCATGTGCAGCGGACAGTCAGGGCAGCACGGGCGGGAACAATCACAGGAGCTTGCGGACGGACGTTGCTGGGCAACTGAACCCGACGTGGGTAGAGTGGTTAATGGGCTTCCCAATCGGGTGGACAGACTTAAATGCTTAGGCAACGCTGTTGTACCGCAGCAAGCGTACCCGATATTTAGAGCACTAAAGGAGGAACTGACATGACATACGAAGAGATCATTGAAACCCTGCGTACTTACGCAACCGAGACACTCGGGGACTGCCCAGAAGACTTACCGGTATAGCGGCGGCAATGGCGGAACAGTGGGGGACGCTATGACTAACGAATACGGCGTGACGCTTGACCGAAACGGCTATGCCCCGTCAATCGTGCAGGACATAGACGGCTGCTGGTTCTGCAAAACGGAGCAGGGCAAGCTTGACCGGCATGAGATATACCACGGGGCATACCGGAAGAAGTCAAAAGCGCTTGGATTATGGGTGCTGCTCTGCCACGACTGCCACATGACGTTGCACCATACCGATGCCTCCCTTGATGCGCTGCTCAAGCGCTGGGGACAGCGCGAGGCGATGAAGCATTACGGTTGGGGCGTTGATGACTTCCGTGAACGGTTCGGAAAAAATTATTTGTGAGGTGAACGATGGAAACACATTTTACGATCCCCGGCAAGCCACAGGGCAAGGCAAGGCCGCGAGTAAGGCGAGACGGACACGCATATACCCCAAGTCAAACAACGCAGTATGAAGAGTTTGTGCGGTTCTGTTGGCGCTGCGCTGGGGCGGTTATGCTGAACGGAGCTATAAGAGCGGTGATACTTGCGAGATATCCCGTACCGAAGCGCGACAGCAGGAAAACGCAAGACGCGAAGATATGCGGCGAAATCCCATGCACGATAAAGCCGGACTGTGACAACATCGCTAAGATCGTGCTTGACGCGCTCAACGGGCTTGCCTATGACGACGATAGCCAAGTCACGGAGCTGGAAGTACATAAGTTCTACGGGGACATTGGGGATGTTTTCGTGAGGCTCGAAGAAATAAAGGAGGGTAATAATGGCTGAATACGTGGATCGGCAAGAGGTGCTTGACGCACTGCAAGCCCCGGAGATGTTCGGAATCACGCCGTACCATATAGAGCTTATCAAGCAGATTCCGACAGTTGACGTAGTACCGGTTGAGCTTTTCAACGATTTGAGAAATGAACTGTGTCTCCATTGCGGAAAATATACATTGCAGCACTTCGGCGCTTGCGACGGTTGCAAATGGAGGGACGATAATGAGTGATTACATAGCAAGGGAAGAAGCAAAAACCGCTCTCGGTGTTGAAGCTGAAATATCCACCGCCGCCGAGACCGCCCTTGAAGATGCCATTGACGGTATTCCCGCCGCTGATGTTGCCCCGGTGGTGCGATGTGAGAACTGTACGAGTGGCATTATGTCAGATGACAATAAATACATAATTTGTTGTAGACTTGGTGTTGGTATGGAGCTTGATGATTTTTGTTCTTATGGTGCGTGGAAGAACAACGGCAGTTGCTCAGAATGGAGGAAAGTAGTAGATGCGACCGATTGACGCCGACGCGCTCATAGAGAATCATTTCTCTGATGACCACAGGATAGCGCTTTCACATGCGGACAAGGTATGGATGCGCAAGATTATAAACGACGCACCGACACTTGAGCATATCCCTACGCGACATGCCCGATGGAACAGGCCTTATCTCAAGTGGCCGTGGGCACTATTCAAAATCAAGAACCCGTACTGCTTCTGCACGAATTGCATATGTGCGGTAAAGGCGAAAAAGATTACAAAGTATTGCCCTGAGTGCGGGGCAAAGATGGACGGTGCAGGATGAAAATCTACAAAAATCCGTGGGTGACGCGAGAAAGCTACTTTGTGGCAACTGGCACTGCGAAGTCAGCAAAGATGGAGGCGGCGAAATCCAGCGGCTATTCTATTGATTTTTGGGACGGTAAATGGATTGTCCGTAAGACAGCCTATTATAACAAGTCCCTATCTGAAATGCCTGTTGTTTGCGAAAATAGGTACAGTTTGCAGGAACGAATTGATAAGGCAATTGTGGACACGGTACTTGAGTTTGTAGAGGTAGAAATTATGGATGGAGGTTAAAGATGTCCGAATATCATGTTGGATGCGGCGCGTTTGGGATTTACGCAGGAACGCTTGAACCAAAGAATAAATCCTTATGGCACAATAAGTCAGACGTGACAGAAGAAGCAATTAAGAACGGAGGTGATGGCGATGAGACTGATTGATGGTGATGCATTGAAAAAGCGTGTAAAAGAAAGCACGGCAATTCTAAGCGTAAAGGTTCTTGCGGCAACGCTTGTTAATACCGCGCCTACGATTGACGCCGTCCCTGTAGTTAGGTGCAAGGGCTGTAAGCACTTTCACCCTTGCGAGGAAGTAGACGGTGAAACGTGGTTAGGCTGGTGCGCCTATGGAGAGTTCAACACGGACGATCTTGATTTTTGCTCGCGCGGAGAAAGGAAAATAACATGAGACTTACGACAAATACTCCACAAGGCAATTTAGAACAGTCGCTGAATCTGTTCTATGCCAAAGACGGTGAAACGTGGGTACGCGGATACGGGGAGCACGGCGCAGACATAACCCTACTTGATTTGACACGAAAGCTTATACGCCAATACGCGCAACCAGACGAAGTACCGGAAACTATGTCTGATGAGGATGTTATGTTTGCAATGGTGGATTGGCTGTATGGCGGAACCGATAGCATGGAGGGCGTGTTAGCACTTCTCTATCTTGCGGGTTGGGTATGCGCGGAGCTGCGCGAATGCCTCAAACGCTTTGAGGACAAGGAGAATGCCAATGGCCGATGAATACATAAACCGGGCAAAGTTTTGTGAGTACCTACGAACGCGCAAAGCCGAATCAGCAGATGATTACGGGCGCGGATGGAAAAGAGGAGGACATACATGAGTGAGCTGACCTATATGGACTGCTGGAACTTCGTAGCACCGCTTATCCCGGTTACGGATGATTTAACAATGGAAATTTATGTGATGGTGTTCAACGCCTTGAAAAAGGCGGAGGAGCAAGGAAAGGAGGGCAAACATGGCAGTAAGTAAAAAGACCCGCGAGGCCGTCTATCGGAAATATGCCGGACACTGTGCCTATTGCGGTAGACCGATTGCCTACAAGGATATGCAGGTTGACCACTTTCGACCGCTGAGAGCATGGGACACAGAGGATGCCGGAACCGACGATATCTCGAACCTCATGCCGGCGTGCCGGATGTGTAACCATTATAAGCGGGCAAACAGCATTGAAACGTTTCGCAGATACATCCGGGAAATTCCGCAAAAGCTCCGAGACAATTACATCTACAAGGTCGGCCTTGCTTATGGCAACATCACAGAGCATGAAAAGTCGATAGTGTTTTATTATGAATTATTTTGAAGAGGGGGAAACCAATGGTTGAATACGAAGAATACGGGGGTTTCAAAGTCATATCTGCTGTATTGCCAGATACAGTCCCTGACAGTGCGGCACCCCTGCCCCCTGTGATTCGATGCGAGGGTTGCAAACATTACTCCAATTCGGCGGGCAGGTGCAATGTACACCCTCAATTTGCAATTAGGGTAACGCCTGACGATTTTTGCTCCCGTGGCGAAAGGAGAACCAGCCATGAGTAAAAGCGGACTACTCGCCCGGCAAAAGGCTGAACGCGAGCTGTGGACGATTAAGGTAATCGCCTACACCGAGCAGCAGACGCTTGATGCGGTCTGTCTCGCACTTGCTGAGGGCTTCGGGTTCGGCGAAGAACGGCTGAAGCGCTTCCATGACGCTTTTAATGCCAAGTACACGGAAATTCGAGAACTGGAAAAGGGCGACACCAAAGACAACGAATATGCCATAGCCAAACAAGAGGCCGCACTTAAAGCGGCCTGCGGCAAATACTATGCACCGCGTGAGGTAAGATATGATATCAAAATCGTCACCAGAGACGGCAAGCAACACAAGCTGTGAGGAACTGTACATAGCAAATGAGAAGCTTGCAAGAAAATGTCTGCTCCGGTTCTTCCCGGCGCTTGCCAACGACGAAGATGTTTTGCAGACTGCGCGAATGGCATTATGGCGAGCTTGCCAAGACTTCAAGCCGGGAAAGTGGCAGCTATCTACTCTCGCGTACACTTACATACGTCGCGACATAATCAAGGAATGGCGCAACTCGAAGCGCACGAAAAGAGCGCAGGAAACGATCTCTCTCAGCACACCGATACGCGACAAGTCCGGCAGTGAGTATGAGCTTGAAGAAGTCCTGCCGGGGGCAAAAAACGTGGACTGGCGCGATGGTAAGGCTTGGTGGGATAGCCTGACCGACAGGCAACGTGAAATCTTGCGGTATCGCTACGACGGCAAAACATACCGAGAGATAGCCGAGATATTAGGCTATTCCCACACGCTCATTGAAACCGAGGTGCGCATAGCGCACAAAGAAGCAAAGAGATATCTGTGAGGTGAAACACGTGTACAAATTAACACTGTGCTGGTCATGTGCAAACGCAACGGGCGGATGCTCATGGACGGCGCGTGACCCCGAAACCGGCGCGATCATGTTTAAGCCGGTTGAGGGTTGGAAAGCAAGGAAAACCACGCTAAAGGGTTATCGTCACGAAAATACCAGCTATCATGTGATAAAGTGCCCGGAATATAAGGAGGACGAATGAAAATTGTAATCGACCCTGGCGCTTACCTGCCGGAACGTGCGCATGATCTTGACGCGGGATATGATCTGCGCTCACCTATAAGAGCCTATGTGCCGCCGTACAGCAGCGCCGTCATTGATACCGGCGTACATATCGAGATACCGGAGGGCTACGTCGGTATGCTCAAGAGCAAATCCGGGCTGAACGTCAAGCACGATATAACCAGCGAGGGCGTAATCGATAGCGGTTACACGGGGAGCATCTGCGTCAAGCTCTATAACCACGGCCAGAACGCCTATGAGGTCAACAAGGGCGACAAGATAAGTCAGCTTGTAATTATGCCGATAATCACACCGGCACTTGAGATTGTAGACCACCTTGACAACACCGAGCGCGGAGACAGCGGCTTTGGCTCGTCTGGCCGCTGATAGGAGCACAGGGAAATGACCGATGAAGAATATGTGTTCCGCTCTGAATGTGCAGACCGGAAACGCACAGCGCGTGGGAGCTTCAATAAACGCTCCCACGCCGGAAAGGGCGGCAGAGTCAAAATGCCGTCTGATTATATGACGAAAAAGGAGCGCGATAAGATGAACGGAGAAGTACAGAGCTATAACCTCAACAGCCCTATGAAGTGGGAGCATTTCAAACGGTTGCCGGATGATCTCAAGCATGAATATCTCAGCGCAATTATAAGCAAGTACAATCCACAACGGGAGGCGCTCGCCAAGATGTTCGGCATAACCCCGAACACGCTCTACGTAACGTGCCGGGAAGTGGGCATATCTTTTCAAAACGGCGGGGCGAGAAAGGGAAGAAATGATGCGTTTTGGGCATGGGTAAACAGCACGAACGAGGTTATGCAGGACGTGAGTGAAGAACCGTCGCCGGTGGCGGAGATTGCAACGCCGATAGAACAGGTCACGGAACCTGCTGAAAAGCCAAACAAACCGCCTATGGGCGCGGGAATACCAATAAACGGCGTGTTGGAGTTCTCCAATACCACAGCGCAAGACGCTTTTAACGCGGCATATGCGCTACTTACGACGGTGGAGCTACAAAAGCTGGTTATAACATGGGAGGCGGCCAATGACTGAACTCTGGAAACTCAAATGCAAGACAGACTTGTACAATCTCCGCAAGAACGAGGCAGCTATTGAATCCATACCGAATGATATAGCCCTTGAGCGTGAGCGCATGACGGCGATTAAAAGCGCCTGCACAGACTCAACACCGGTGCAGGGCGGCGGGAGCAGCTACGACGACAGGCTTAATAACAGCATTTGCCTTATTGACTTGCTGACGGCTAACCTGCACTTTGCTGAAAAAGAGGTCGAATTGACTCGTAAGGCGCTTGATAAGCTCGCCGACGAAGAGCGACGAATACTTGAGGTGCTTTACATAGATCACCAAAAGAATGGGGCTGAGCGCTTGTGCGAGGAGCTGAACATTAAAGAAGAGGCGACTATATGGAAAAAGGCCATGCGAGCGCTTGAAAGTTATTGCACGGTTAGGTATAGCTCCGCGACAGTTTAGCGACAGTGATTTTCTAAAAAACTGTGGTATAATGTGTACGCTCAGAGAGCGCCGGAAAGCACCGGCGCTCTTTTGCTTAACCGCAAGAGCGTGAACTTGACGACGTTTTGAGCACGATCACGGCGGTGGTTTTACCTCCTTTTCACACCGCCCAAAGAGTAGGAGCAGCTACGGCGAGGGACACCATAAGCAGTGGAGGGGGCTATGGATATAATCACAATGCGGCTTGACGATCTCAAGCCATACAGCAACAACACAAAGGAACACCCGCAGGAGCAGATAGACGAGATAAAAGAATCTATCGCCCGATACGGGATGAATGACCCTATTGCCATTTGGGGCAAATCCAACGTCATTGTAGAGGGTCACGGACGCTTTGAAGCCCTGCGGCAGATGGGAATAAAAGAAGCGCCATGCATACGCCTTGACCACTTGACCGATAAGCAGCGCCGGGAATATACCATTGCCCACAACAAAACCACAATGGACAGCGGCTTTGACAAGGATATGCTGTCCTTGGAACTTCCTGGCCTTGATCTCGGCTTTCTCGGCTATGCAGACGAGCCGGAGGAAGAAGAGGACGATGGTTATTACGGCGACGAACGCGAAAAGACATATAGCAAAATGAATCTGCGCGACTATGATGCAGAACGCGCCGCCGGTAAATGGGATATGCCGATACTGAAAGCGACAGGCCATATACCGGAGGATTTAATATCGTTCAACTATATGCTCACAAGCAAAGACTACGGCAAGGGCATACACTTCTATATCGACGATTACCAATTTGAAAGAGTGTGGACAACGCCGGACAAGTACATTGACAAGCTCGGTATGTTCGACTGCGTTCTCACGCCGGACTTTTCGCTTTATCTGGATATGCCGCTTGCAATGCAGATATGGAACGTGTACCGTTCCCGGCTGATCGGCCAGATCATGCAGGACGCTGGCATAACGGTCATACCCACGTTGCAATGGGCGGACGAACGGAGCTTTGATTTTTGCTTTGACGGCATAGAGCCGGGCGGTGTAGTCTCGGTAAGTACGATAGGCGTAAAGCGCGATAAAAACGCCGGTGGTATATGGTTTGCCGGTATGGATGAAGCAATAAAGCGGTTGAGACCGTCGCACGTCGTGTGTTACGGCGGCGATATAGGATATAAATTCCCGTGTAGCGTGAGTTACATTACAAATCACAACACGGAGAGATTCGGAGGGAAAAGCTGATGGGCGGACGTGGAGCAAGCAGCGGGATTTCGGGTGCACCAACAGGGCGGAAAACAGGCAGTATAAAAAGCCTTTTGCAGAATATGAAGTCACTCGACAATTATGGATATGAGAAGAATGAAAAGGAAGAGACACAAAGAAAACTCCCGACTTACGGCGATAAGGTGCATAGTGCGTACATTGAGTACGTAAAAAAGCAAACCGGCATTGATTTGACACCGGCGAGAGATACATATTTTGACAACCGCAAGGGCTTTAATATTGACACAAGAGCACTATCGCCGTCGGACTTGAACCAGATAAAACGACTGGCGAAAACTTATCCGGGTGGGTACGACGTGAGGTTTGCCGAGAACGGCGCAACAAGGTTATACATTGCGGTTGAACGAAAAAAGAGGAAAAAATAATGGGTGGCAGAGGAGCAAGCAGCGGCATATCAAAAGATGGCGCGCCGAGCCTTGATAACAATCTTATACGCAGGGCAAACGCCGCAAGTTTTGCAGTAGACACCGGAGACGCGACAAAGCGGGAATACACGCGGAATGTCGAGACCATAAAAGGGCTTGGGTTTGACGAGACCGAAACGAAAGCAGCATATAAAGAGCTTCACCGTCTGACAACCGAACAACTCGAAGCGGAATCGAAGGATGTCAGCCCTTATGTTTTCGGTGTAGCACGATTCAACCGCGCACAGGTGCAGAAGAACGCACAGAAAGCCGTTGACAAACGTGCAGCCGTCAATTCTTATATGAACAGTTTGAAAGATAAGGCGAAAAAAGCGCAGAAACAGAAAGAAACAAATACGCTTTCTTCGGCACTCAAGAGCGCAATGAGCAGCGGAAAACTTGAAGTGACAGTAAACGGCAAGACGTATTACCGCACACGTAAAAACTCTGCAACATGGAGAGTTAGATAATGGGCAGCAGAGGCGCGGCAAGGAATAGTGTTAAACGGAGCACGCCGCGATAGCGGAGGTATCGGTTCGAGTCCGTGCGCTCGCCATTTTAATTTAACAGCAATCGTCGTTTTGATAATTCAGAACGGCGATTTTTTATTTTCAAGGGAGGGAGGGTATGCCACGCAATCCCAAACAGGACGAGAACTTAAAAAAAGGACGCGATACGCAGTTCAAAAGCGGCGAGAAAGCCGCGAGGAATGGACGAAAGGGCGGCATAGCCTCAGGCGAGGCCAAGAGGGCTAACAAGAGCCTTGCAAGCCTTGCGAAGTCGATAGCACAGCAGCCCGCGCCGGATAAGCTCAAGGGGCAAATAAAGCGCGTGGGGCTTGCGATAGACGACGAAGATATGACGTGTAACGCCGCCATTGTTGCAGGTGTGTACGGAAAAGCCGTAAGCGGCGACGATAGAGCTGTTGACCGCTGGGAGACATGGACAAGCGAAGGCGCGGCGGACGATAAGCCGTTCAAGATACCTGCTGAGATCATCGGAAAGGCGTTTGTTGATATAAACCGGCAGATAGTGCCGAACAAGTCATACATATTCAAAGGCGGGCGCGGCGGCTTGAAGTCGTCGTATATCTCCGAGAAGATACCGGAGCTGCTTATAAACAACCCGACAATGCACGCTTGCGTTGTGCGAAAGCAGACGAACACACTTAAAGATAGCGTTTACTCACAAATACAGTGGGCTATCAACGAGATGGGGCTGTCTGCTGACTTTGACTTTAAGGTATCGCCGGTCGAGATAACATACCACAAGACCGGGCAAAAGATATATTTTCGCGGATGTGACGATCCTGTAAAGCTCAAATCATTAAAGCCGCCGTTCGGTTATGTCGGTATTCTCTGGATAGAAGAACGCGATCAGCTCGCGGGCGCAGCGGAAGAACGAAGCGTGAGACAATCTGTTCTCCGTGGCGGTAACGACGCTTATTTCTTCGGCTCATATAACCCGCCGAAGAGCCGCGCGAACTGGGTAAATCAGCAGCTCTTAGAACCAGACGAAAACCGCATTGTACATCATTCGTCATATTTGGAAGCGCCGCCGGAATGGTTAGGTACTATGTTCCTCGACGACGCGGAACACCTTAAAGAGGTAAACCCGGCAGCTTATGAGCATGAATATCTCGGTGTTTCCAACGGCGACGGCGGCAACGTGTTTGATAACATCGAGGCTCGGCGTATTACTGACGAAGAGATAGGCCGGTTTGATAGAATATATCAGGGAGTGGACTGGGGCTATTATCCGGACATATTCGCGTTCGTGCGCGTGCATTACGATGTCGCGCATGAGACGATTTATTTTATAGACGAGCATTGCAATAACAAAACCAGCAACGCCGACAATGCAACGTGGATTAAGAAAGCGGGATATGATGATTTCCCGGTAACGTGCGATAGCGCAGAGCCGAAGAGCGTTGCAGACTTCCGTGCTTGTGGCGTAAATGCGTTTGAGGCGATAAAAGGCCCCGGCAGCGTTGAGTATGGTATGAAGTGGTTACAGATACGAAAGATGGTAATTGACCCGGAAAGAACGCCAACGGTTTACAAGGAGTTTGTAAACTACGAGTTTGAACGCGACAAGGACGGGAACGTGATAAGCGGCTATCCGGATAAGGATAACCACACCATCGACAGCACAAGATATGCCCTCGAAAAAGTATTCAGAGTATACGGAGTAAAAGCATAAATGAACATATACGAAGTGTTGCGGGCGCGGGGCTATACTACTGTGCCCGAAAGTTTTTATACGTACATAGAGAATTGGAAAAGCTGGTATGACGGCTATGTTAAGACGTTCCACCGTTATAAGGTGTGGAACGGTATGAAGTCTGTCCCCTGCCGCCTGTACTCGCTCGGCATGGCAAAGAAAGTCTGCGAGGACTGGGCGAATCTATTGATGAACGAAAAGGTTAAAATCACCCTTGAGGGCAAGAAAGAACAGGCGTTCATTGATGATGTTTTCAAGCGAAACAATTTCGCCGTCAAAATAAACGAAATGCAGGAGCTGAAAGCAGCGCGAGGAACGACGGCATACGTACCGACGGTCTCTAATGTACAGGTAGACGGCCAGACCGGCGCAGTAACCGGCACAGATGGAGAGATACGTATTGATTACGTTCCGGCTGATTTGATCCTGCCGCTTACTTGGGAAAACGGCATTGTTACAGAGTGCGCATTTGGTAGCCATAAAGCCGTTAAGAAAGACACGTATCTGTATATCTGTATTCATAGGCGCAGCGAACGCGGCACGTATGATATTGAAAATCTACTGTACAGAGACACAAAAGGCAGCCTGTCCGAAGTTAACCTTGCGGATGTTCCGGGGTTCGAGAACATCCCGCCTGTTGTGCATACGCCTTTTACACAGCGGACGTTTGTTATTGACCGGCTGAACATTGCAAACAACGTCGATCCGACACTTCCGATGGGCATAGCGGTATTTGCAAACGCCACAGATCAGCTCAAGGGCGTTGATCTTACCTATGACAGCTATGTAAATGAGTTTCAACTCGGCAAAAAGCGCGTAATGCTCAAGCCACAGGCTACGACGAATTTTCACACGGGCGAACCGCTGTTTGACACAAACGACGTTGTTTTTTATGTGCTCCCGGAGGACGGGCAACCCGGCGATATTGTCAAAGAGATAAACATGAACCTGCGCACAGCAGAGCACAACGCCGGTATACAGGATATGCTTAATCTGCTGTCGAGCAAATGCGGCTTTGGTGAAAATCACTATAAGTACGATAACGGCAATGTCAGCACGGCCACGCAGATTATCAGCGAGAACAGTGAAATGTTCCGCACAATAAAGAAGCATGAGATTATCCTTGAGGATGTGCTTGTTGAGCTATGCCGGATTCTTCTCCGTATGGGCAATGCCTATATGAAATTGGGACTTGACGAAGATGTTGAAATCACAATAGATTTCGACGACAGCATTATAGAGGACAAGGAAACAGATTTTTCCCGTGATTCCCGCATGGTGCAGATGGGCATTATGAACCATTGGGAATTTAGGGCTAAATGGATGAACGAGGATGAAGCGACCGCAAAGGCGGCGTTGCCAAAGATGGAAGACCTTGTATCAGGTGAAAATGAGTAATGCCGAAGTATCCAATTACACCGGAGTTCATGCAGGAGCTTCCGGAGGCTATCGTCGTTCTCTATGAACGGCTCGCCGATTACCTCATAGCCGATATATGCAGCCGGTTCAAGTATAACGAGACGGCGACGGCAACGACGATCCGGCATATAAAGCAACTGTTGAAGAACGGCTATGACCTCGATAACATCAATAAGTACATCAAGAAAACGCTGAAGCTCACCGACGCGGAGTTCTCCAAAGCCTGGAGTACCGCGCTGGGCGAGAATCAGCGTTATTTTGATGCTGTCGTAACGGATCAAACCGGCTTTAACCGTGAAGCGTTCGACAGCACGATAGCAGCCATAGCCACACAGACAAGCGGCGAGCTGCGCAACATCACGCGCACAATGGGCTTTGCCGTGCGTGTAACCGCGCGTGTTCAGATGCTTGATCTCGACGGTATGTATGAGCGCGTTCTTGATGATGCGCTTATGAAAGTGCAGAGCGGTATTAGCTATAACGTGGCTATCAGAGAGGCGACAAAGCAGCTCACAGACAGTGGGGTGCAGTACATCGAATATGCTTCCGGGTGGCATAACCGCGTTGACGTCGCAGCGCGCCGGGCGGTTATGACAGGGGTAACGCAACTGTCACGGCAGTATAGCGAGCAGACCGCCGAGCTGCTTAATACGCCTTATAGAGAGGTCACAGCACACAGGGGCGCACGTGATAAGGATTATCCTAATCCGTGGAGCAGCCACAAGAAATGGCAAGGCCGCGTGTATTCAATATATGCAAAAGACAAATACCCGTCGATATACGAAGTATGCGGGCTTGGCCAAGCAGACGGCCTATGCGGCGTTAACTGCCGTCATTTGTACTATGCGTGGGTTGAGGGCGTAACAGAGCGGACATACACCGACGAAGAGCTTGAAAACCTTGATCCGCCGCCGTTTGAGTTTGAGGGCAAGAAGTACACGTTTTACGAAGCGACGCAGAAACAGCGGCAGATTGAAACAGCGCTGCGCAAGGTCAAACGCGAGGCGATAGCCGCCAAGGCGCGCGGCGACGACGAGGAATACACAAGCCTTGCGGTACGCTATAAGCGCCTAAACGACGAATACCATGCTTTCAGCAAGGCGGCAGGGCTACGGGAACAGCTCGAGCGGGGCAACATCCCGGAGTTCGGCGCGGATGAATCTAAAGCACTGCTGAAAGCCTTAAAATGATGCAGCTAAAAGCATGACAGAGAGCAAATACACCTCCTTTTCCTTTCTTCTCCTTTCTATACCCCAAGCGGTGGGGGATATAAATACCGCGTCGCTACTGCTCAACAGCGGCCATGCAATATATAGCGCAATGGTGTAATGGTAACACAACGGCCTTTGACGCCGTTGTTGTGGGTTCAAATCCCGCTTGCGCCGCCAACACGGAAACGCTGCGCCGACGAGCGAGGCACGATCCAACGTTTCAAGCGTTGCGGAATGGTTTTCCGATGGGACACCGTTCTATTTAGGCGAAACGTTATTTTAATATGTTCATTCAGTGGTTATTGCAGAAATGCGATAGCCACTTTTTGATATGCCGACGGGCATAAAACGGAATACGCCGACGGGCGGTAAACGGAGGTTTATTTATGGCAGAAGAGAATGTCAATACCAACACCGGCGCTGCCGGGAGCGAACAGACCTTTACACAAGCGGAGGTCGACAACATCGTTGCTAAGAGGCTTGCAAGAGCCACGCGCGGAATGCCGAGCGATGACGAGCTGAAAGCATATAACGCTTGGAAAGCAAATCAGCAGAGCGAGGCGGAAAAGCTCAAAGACATTGAGAAAGAGCGCGACACCGAAAAGACGGCGCGCCTTGCCGCCGAAGCAAAAATCACGCAGTATGAGAGAGAAAAGTATCTGACCTCAAAGGGCGTGAGCGCTGACGAGCTGGAATTTTACTGTTTCAAGATCGGGCAGAAAGTGACCGATACTGTGAGCTTTGAGAAAGCGGCAGACGCTTTCCTCAAGGAAAGAAAGCCCGCGGGTGTGCGCGTGGACATGTCCGCACACGTCGGAGGCAGCGCCGGGGGCACAAATGGTGCTAACGACGCAATGAACGCCCTCATAAGGGGCAAATTTAGATAAGTGAGGTATAAACATTGGCTACAAACATTGTCAACAGAACTGACCTTTCGGGACTGATCCCCGAACCCGTAACCCGTGAGATAATCCAAGGGGTTACCGAGGGCAGCGCCGTCCTCCAGATGGGGCGCAGACTGCCCAACATGACCAGCAAGACCCAGACCATGAACGTGCTGGATATGCTGCCTACTGCCTATTTCGTCAACGGCGATACCGGCATGAAGCAGACCACTAAAATGAAGTGGGACAAGAAGAAAATCTATGCCGAAGAGATCGCCGTTATCGTGCCTATCCCCGAAGCCGTCCTTGACGATGCGGATTACGACATCTGGGGTGAGGTTCGCCCGCGCCTTGTTGAGGCATTCGGCAAGGTTATTGACAGCGCTATCCTGTTCGGCACGAACAAGCCCACTTCTTGGCGCGATAGCGTCCTTGAGACCTGCAAGAAAGCCGGTTCCGTCGTTGCGGCAACTCCCTATATCTATGATGATATCATGGCGGAGGGCGGCGTTATCGCCAAGGTTGAAGAGAGCGGCTATCTCGTCAACGGTATCATGTCTGCAATCCAGATGCGCGCCAAGCTGCGCGGCCTGAAAGACCTGAACGGCGTTCCGCTCTTCAAGACCGATATGCAGGGCGCTACCCCGTATGCACTGGACGGTTCCCCGATGTATTTCCCCCGCAACGGCGCATTCGATACCACTAAGGCACTGATGTTTGCCGGTGACTGGACGGAGCTTGTCTACTCCATCCGTCAGGATATCACTTTCAAGATATTCGATCAGGGCGTTGTGCAAGACCCGTCTGATAACTCCATCGTGTACAACCTTATGCAGAATGACATGGTTGCGCTGCGCGCTGTCATGCGTCTTGGCTGGGAGATACCCAATCCCAAGAGCGCATACAACGACAACATCGCAAATCCCTGCCCGTTCGCGGTTTACGCTCCTGCGGGGACTGTCAGCACCGTTACCGTCTCCCCGGCGACTGCTTCCGTCGCTAAGGGCGCAAGCAAGGTGTTTACTGCGACTGTCGCAGGTGAGGGCGCTGTGTCTAACGGCGTTCTGTGGAGCGTTGCTGGCAGCTCTGCCGTCAAGGCGGGCACTAAGATTGACGAAAACGGCAATCTGACTATCGCTTCCAATGAGACCAACACTGCACTGACCGTCACCGCAACTTCCAAGCAGGACGGCACTAAGACCGGCACAGCGGCTGTTACCGTCTCTTGATAGCCGGAGGTGAGCGTGATGTATGCTGATTACACATATTACACGACCACCTATCTCAGCAGCGCACTAACCGAAGAGGAGTTTGCCCGTGCATCGACGCGGGCAAGCTCCTTTTTGGATTATTACACGCGCGGCAAGGCCAAGACTTACACCGGCGACGAGCTGAAAATGTGCTGTTGTGCGCTTGCTGAACAGTATCAGATTATCGAGAACGCGCAGACGCAGAGCATGAGCGGCGGCGAGTTGCAGAGCCAGACCGTGGGCGCTTGGAGCAAGACATACAAGAGCGGCACGGAGACGGCAGCGGCAGCGCGTGAGACGCTGGCCGGTATCGCAATGCAGTATCTTGGGCACACCGGACTTTTATACCGGGGAGGTGGTTGCTGTGTTCCCTCATGTTGTGACTGTTTTTAATGTATGGGAAGATGACGACCTCGACAAGCACTATAACATCACGGTGCTGCGCGGTGTGCTACTCGATATCTCAAAGGGCGCTAACATCGCGAAAACGGGCTTGTCAGACGCAGACGCAGCAACACTCTATATCCCGTTCACGGTCGCGGCAGAAAGCACCACAGGCGACGTGAAGCGCTATAAGGAGCCGAAAGCGTTCTATGCGGCTGACAATCCCGGCGAGTTCTGGACGCTCGACAGCGGCGGCGA